ACAACACAGATTACGTCAACTCCAGAGGAGTTAAATATACTTGATGGAGTTACAGCCACTGCCTCAGAGTTAAATATTTTAGATGGTGTTACGGCTACAACGGCTGAAGTAAACTTGTTAGACGGAGATACGTCTGTAGGTAGCTCCATAACAATAGCTGACAGTGATGGTATAATCGTTAATGATGGTGGCACAATGAAATCTGTTCCTGCATCTGATGTTAAAACATACGTTGATGCAGCCACTAAAGGATTTGCCACAGCGATGGCGATAGCATTGTAAAGGAGAGGATATGGCACAGGACTTTGAACGAAACATAGCCAACGGTGTAGGCACAGGAGCCACGACTTTACGAACAGCAGACTCAGATGACGCTATAGTTGGTATTATGGTGGCAAATGTAACCTCCTCGCAGATTACAGTTGAGGTTTACATTACCGTAAGTTCTGTTGATCATCATCTAATTAAAGATGCACCTATACCTGCAGGATCAGCACTACAGATATTAGACGGTGGAGCAAAGGTTGTAATGCAGTCTGGTGATGTACTAAAAATAAAAAGCAATACGGCAAGCAGTGCAGATGTTTGGGTTTCTGTGGTGGATGCTATTAGCACATAGGAGGAGTTATGCCATATATTGGTAGTCAAGTTGGTTCTAGTTTTTCATCAAGACCTGCTACGCAGGAGTTTAATGGAGACAACTCTACAACGGTCTTTACGTTAAACCAGACAGTTACTCAAGAGGACATAATAGTCAGCGTTGACGGTGTAATACAAGAGAGTGTAGACGCATTTACTGTACCAAATGGCACAAGCCTTACATTTACAGAAGCTCCATCAACTGGTACAGGTAATATCTTTGTTATCTATCTTGGTGCAACGGACACAAGTATTACGATACCTACACAGAATAAAGGCACGTTCAAGAATGGTGGTATGTTTCGAACCAATGCTCAGACACTTGATGTGAATACAACAATAGAAGCTACAGAAAATGCTAACGTGACAGGCCCTTTGACTATAGCAAGTGGTATAACTCTGACGATTAATTCTGGAGGAAACGTAGCAATACTATGAGCAATCTTCTAGTACAAAACATAAAGCATACGAATAATACTACAAGCATGGCTATAGATACCTCTGGTCAGGTAAGTATTCGTGGTGAGGGTAGTGCTACTACCACTAATTTACAGCAGGGACTCAATAAAGCATGGTGTACTGTAAATCAAGAAAGTGGTATAAGCACTCTTGATAGCTTTAATCAAAGTAGTATTGCAGATGTAAGAACAGGAGAAACCTTAAATACATTTACAACAAACATGGGCAATAATGATTATGCTATTGTTCATTCAGAGTATGATACAGATGGTTCTTGGCACGCTACAGGGGGTATGGCAGGAGCTAAAGCTGTTTCTGGTTGGAATGTTCCTATTACAACAAGTGCTTTTTCTATTGTTCGTTATACATCTGGTAGTGGTGGGCAAGATTCTGAATACTGTGCAATGGTATCAGGAGACTTAGCATAATGGCAACACTCAAAACAAACACACTCACTGGCACATCAACAGCAGGGTCTATTGCCGTCACAGGAGAGGGTAACTCTACAACTACCAACTTACAGCAGGGGTTGGCAAAGGTTTGGGTAAAGTATACCTGTGCTTCTACTACAGCTAGTGATTCATTTAACATAAGTGGATTAACAGATAATGGCACTGGAAATTTTACAACAACATTTGCTAACGATATGTCAAATGCTAACTATTGTGTTCCAACGAGTTGTAATCATGTAGATGCAAGTGCCACATTGTACGGACTTAATCCACACACATATGCTACTGGTAGTGTAATATGCGATAGTTTTGAATCAAACGCTAGTCCTAATGTAACACAAGTTGATGCAAATCATAATAGCCTAGAAGTATTAGGAGACTTGGCATGAGTACACTAAGAACAAATGCCCTAGAGGGAGTAGACGCAAAGAACAGCATCACTATTGTTGCAGGTGCAGGGAATGTTACTACTACGAATGTGCAAGAGGGTTCAGTAAAAATATGGGCGAGTGTTAAAGGCACAACCTCTACTGAGTTATTAGACAGTTTTAATGTAGCAAGTGTTTCTGATGATGCTACAGGAAAGTCTACAATAACATTTACAAATAATATGACAGATGACAATTATTCTACAACTACTTCTGCACAAGAAAATACAATGGTACACGCTCATACTTCTGTAGCAGCAGGGTCAATACAGTTACAGTCAAGAGGTAGTGATGACCAAGCTTTTGCTGACGTTGACCATTATGGCGCACACATTTGTGGAGATTTAGCATGACACCAGAATTTCAAGGAACACATTTATGGGATAGACTAGGGTGGGCAAAGCAAAACCTAGAGCCATACAGAAGTGAGTATTGCATTGTATGGGAAGACCCTGACAACCTAGATGAACCTGCAAAGGTTACACACCCTGACCCTAACTGGATGGCTTGTGCATTGAATGGTGGCATACTACCACCTGTATGGGTTTATTGGGAACTCAAGAAGGATGAAGCACAACCAGACTTTGTAAAGCATACACGAGGGTATTTACTCCATAATACAAAGCCAGTAGAATCAATGACAGAGGAACAGGCTATAGAATACTTGATTATGAAGGACATACCTGAGAGAGTGTGGAAAGATTATGAGCAAGCAAATAGAAAGCGTTTGCTTATAGTAAAGAAGGAGCAGTTACCGTCACATCGAACATGGCGTAACGCTTGGAAAATAGATCAACAAGTGGCATAGGAGATATAATGACCAAAACATTTATAACAGATAAGGATGGGGCAACCATAGATGCGTCTACTGCAACTGTGCCATCTGACAGACATTTTAGAAACGCATGGAAGCTCAGTGGTTCTGTGATATCCGAAGACATGACGGAGGCTAAGAAGATATTCAAAGACAAGATCAGAGAAGTTAGAAAGCCTTTGTTAGAAGCTGAAGATGTAGTTTATATGAAAGCACTAGAAGCTAATGACGCATCGGCTAAAACAGCATCGGTAAAAAAGAAAAAAGCATTGAGAGATGCACCTGCTGCAAAAGCTATAGATGATGCAGACACAATAGCTAAACTAAAGGCAGCTTGGGATACAAGCACATTGGGTGACAACCCTTACGCATGAGGTAAATAAATGGCTTTAACTAAAGTTAGAGGTGGTGGAGTAGACAATCCCCTGACACTAGGGGGAGGATCAGCATCAGATAGGTCTATTATATTTGATGGAAATGCCCAAGACTTTCATATTGGACTTGATGACAGCACAGACAGTTTAACTATAGGTCTTGGTTCTACACTAGGTACTACATCACACATGGTTATTGATGCTAATGGTCAGATTACTAAGCCACTACAGTGTGCTTTTATGATAAATAAAAGTTTACATCAAAGTAATATTGATGTTGACGGAAGCCAAGATTTAGTAACATTTGATTCTGAGAGATTTGATTTAGGTAATAATTTTGCATCTAATACATTTACTGCACCAGTAACAGGGAAATATTTTTTATATGTATCTTTAAGATTGGATAATGTTGATACTGGAGCTAGTTACTACAATCTTGGAATAGCAACATCAAATCATCAATATGAGTGGATTGAACAGTTTAACACAAGTGGAGGAGATTATAATTATTTTACCCCACAAGTAACTGCGATTGCAGACATGGATGCAGGAGATACAGCTACAGTTCAAATAAATCAGAATGGTGGAACTTCTCAAACTGATATTATTGCTAGTAGTGGTAGAACATATTTTTCAGGTTATTTATTAGGTTAAAGGAATAAAAAATGGCAAAACTTATAATAACAATAGAAATTGATGACACCCAACAATCTATATTAAAGAATGACTTGCTAGACATAAATGAATGGGTACAAGGGTCTATGACAGGCAAAATAAATAACTGTTGGAAGAGGATGCAACAGGAATGGACAACAAAGTTAATGAACGACAGTTCTTTTACTGACCCAATCCCAAGCAATCAAGCTGACTTTGTTAAATTAGTTCTTGCACGAAGTGATTACAAAAATCGTAAAGCAAGAGATGACGCAAGTAAGATAGGATAATTAAATGCCCTATATAGGAAGATCAGCCAACCAAGGCGTTAGAACACGGTTTATATACCAAGCTACAGCAGGACAGACTTCGTTTAGTGGTTCGGATGCCAATGCAAACGTCCTCACATATATGGATTCCGTTTATTGTGACGTTTTTCAGAACGGATTATTATTAAAAAGTGCTGAAGACTATACAGCTACTTCTGGCACAACGGTAGTTTTAACCACTGGTGCATCTCTAAATGATGTGATTGAGATTATAGTGTATGATGCTTTCACCATAGCCAATAGCTACACCAAATCAGAATCAGATACACGCTATCCCTTCTTAGGTAACGACAGTATTATACGAACTAATGGTCAGACAATCAGTGCTGACATAACAATCAGTAGCACAACCAATGCCCTATCAGCAGGACCTATTACAGTCGGTGCATCAGCAACGCTAACAGTTAATGGATTTTATACAATATTATGACAAGTGAACTTAGAGTAGATAATTTAAAAGGTAGCACTACAGGTGGCAGTATAAATGTCTTGGGTGAGGGTACATCTGCGACTACTAATTTACAACAGGGGTTGTGTAAATCTTGGGTAAATTTTAACGGCACAGGAACTCCTGCTACTAGGGACTCTTTTAATATTTCTAGTCTTACAGATTCTGCACAAGGAAAAATAGGGCCTGTTTTAACTAATGCTATGTCAAACATAAACTTTTCTCTTTGTGGTTTTACTAACATGACTAATGGAGACAGCTTTTATGGAGGAGGGGGTTTTGGAGTTGGGTGTAATGAATTTGTAACCACAACAACCACCACTTTTGAGATAGTAGGATATGCAGGAGATAGCAATCAGTATACAGATGGCAGTAGGCAATACGCACAAGTGTTTGGAGATTTAGCATAATGGCAAGTGAAATTAAAGTAGATACAATCGTTAATGCAGGGGGAGATAATGACACTGGGATTGACCTAGCAACTAATGACCAGATATTGCTGAAGGTAGCCAATGCTACTCGTCTAACCATGAA